ATTGAAGATATTAAGGGCGTAACTTATCGATATGTCGGAAAGTAAAAACATTACACTGGACAGGGCTTGGTGCAGGGAGCAATCAGATCGATTAGCAAGTTGGGAGATACTACGTCGTCACGTTCTTCACGAAAGTGGAGTCCAGATGACGAATGGCGACCTATGTGATACAATAGGCGTATCATCGACCTATACTATTAGGTTGCTTAAATCTATACAAAAACGCATCAAAGAAGATAATGCTGAATGAATCAACCTCCGAGTCCCTGACTTACGTCCAGGATGAACCCGACATCAAGACCCTACGATATGCTTATGAGCAAACCGTAAACGAGCTTGATAGCTACTTTGACCTATGCCGCACCAGCTATGACGACCGTCGCAACTGGTGGCCTGGCAAGAGCCGAGATCACCGAAAGCACGGCGCTGACGCTTTCCCTTGGGAGGGTGCATCCGATATGGAGTGCCACCTTATTGATGAGCGGATTACTCGTCTCGTATCATTGTTTATGGCATCGCTGAATCGAGCCAATGTCCGAGCATTCCCAGTTGAGAGTGGCGATATTGGTCGAAGCCGTGTGGTTTCTGGGTTCTTAAAGTGGATGGTCAGTTCGGGGTATATCCCACGTTTTTACCGCGAGATGGAACTAGGTGCTAACTATTTGCTTGAGCGGGGCATACTGATCACGTATGTCGGTTGGCATCGTGAAGATCGTCGGTTCCTACAGGAACTTGACATCAATCAGATTGCACAGGTCAGCCCGGATGTAGCTGTGGCTATCCAAGACGGGAATGATGACGAAGAATTAATTGCCCTGCTACAAGCTACCTTTGAAGGAACAACAAAGAAGCGTGCAAAGAAAGCACTCAAAGCTTTACGCAAAGAAGGATCAGCGGAACTTCCTATTGTTCGCCGACAGGTCAATGCACCCGAGGTTAAGACTCTAGCACCTGATGGGGACTTCTTCTTCCCTCCGTACGTTACTGACCCACAGCGAGCACCTTACTGCTTCTGGCGGACTTATTACACACCACAAGAACTCGAAAACAAGGTTGCAACAGATGGATGGGATCAGGACTTCGTTGACTACGTTATTGAAAAATATCGTGGCGTTAATATTGACTCAATTGAACGAGAGCAGGAAGGCCGTCGCAGTACTAGCCTTACTGATAGTGCTTACCAAGCGGATGAACTCATTGAAATCTGCTATGGATACCAGAGACTAATTGACCAAGAGGATGGTGCTGAGGGGATTTACTGCACAGTATTCCACCGCGAGTTCAGTGGTGACGAGATAACCCCTGGCTACGCCAAGTACGAATTACTAAATGGATACGAAGATTATCCAGTTGTAGTAAGCAAACTCTCAGAGGACAGTAAGCGTCTTTATGATACATCCACTGTTCCCTCCTTGCTTCGTGGACTACAGAACCAAGTAAAGATTGAGCGGGACTCGCGTACTGATCGCAACAGCTTATCTACCCTGCCTCCTATCCTGCATCCAGTTGGTCAAGCACCAAGTGACTGGGGTCCAGGTCGTATGATCCCATACCGCCGCAAGGGTGATTTGGACTTTGCTCCTACACCACCACCACCCACTGGATCAATTGAGATGGAGTCAACTCTTCTTGGCTTGGCTGACCGACTGGTTGGACTCGACGAGGAAGGCAGCATTAGTCAAATCCGCAAGCAGTTCTTGGTTGATAAGTTTCTTAGCCACACTGCTGAGGTACTGCGTATGGCATTCAAATGCTTCCAACGCTTCGGACCAGATGAAATCTTCTTTCGTGTAACAGGTGTTCCCGATCCACAGAACTTTGATAAGGGTACTGCTGAAGAGAACTTTGACATTATGATTAACTTCGATGTGCAGAATACTGATCCTCAGACAATCGAGGCAAAGACTCAGCAGTTCGTAGCACTCAACCAGCTTAACTCTAACAATCGCCTAAACGTGGATGCCTTACTTGATGTCATTGCTACAAGCATTGATCCAGTTATGGCTGATGCAATCCTACAGCCAGTAGAGACAGCGCAGGAGGAAGTGGTCAAGCAAGTCACTGACGACTTATCCAAGATCTTTGCAGGCATCGAAATGCCAGCACGTCCAGCAGGAGCACAGATTGCACTACAAGTAATCCAGCAGTACACACAGCAGCCGGACGTAGCACAACGCGCTCAGACAGATCAGGCGTTTGGTGCTCGACTGGAGAAGTACGTAGGTCAGTACACCTTCCAGATGCAACAATCACAGAACGCTCAGATTGGTCGAGTAGGTACAGCACCTGCACAGATGGGTGAAATTGATACTCAGAACATATAATGCCAGACAATATATCACTACAAGAACAAGCTAATAAAAGAGCATCAGAAATCTATCAATCCAATAGGGTCAGGGCATTTAGTGACTATCTATTGAAATTTGAGGGATTTGATGAGGTGGCTCGAAGGGGTGCTGGAGAAAAATACCTTACTATAGGCCACGGTCACTATGGACCCGATGTCAAAGAGGGGCAAAGGATTTCACGGAAGGATGCTGGCTTGCTTCTAAAGAAAGACATCAACAAGCGGATTCCACGGATTCAAAAGTTAATGCCTGAATTTAATTCATTCCCAGCATCGGCTCAAACAGCAATCTTTGGTGAGTTTTATCGAGGATCACTTGATGGAGGAAAAAAGGGAAGTCCAATCACCGTTGGACTAATTAATGAAAGAAAATTTGATCAAGCATCCAAGGAGTTCCTTCGCAATAATGAATACCGAAATCGGGTTAAACTTAATCGAGCAGGCATTGGAGAACGTATGGAAAGAGTTTCCGGCGAACTAATGAAGATGTCTAAATAATATGAATATTCAAGACGACATCAACAGCTTGCATAGCTATGAATCCTTTGCCCGATTCATCAAGATGGTTCACGAACTCCGGGAGGAAACCATCAGTGAGATGCACGAATCATCCAGTGAGACTATCCAGCAGATTTCTGGTCGTATCATTACTTATGACCAGATCCTGCAAATGTCAGGCTGGGATAAGCTGCAATTAAAGCATTCTGATAGAATGTAACCCGTATGTTATAATGCGCTCATCGCCCTCGCTCGGCGTTAATGAGTGGTAATAATATGACAGACGAAATCGAAACTGCTAACGCTGAGGCAGAACAAAGTTCAGTGGACAACAATAATATATCCGTCGAGGATTTCGCAATGCGGAGACTTGGGGAACTTAATCCTGTAGCTGAAGAGCCACAAGAGGAAGTAACCGAAGAAGCCGAGGAGCAGGAAACTGATGAAGTAACTGAGGAGGCAACTGAAGAATTAGTTGAACCCGAGGAAGCTACTGAGGAGACCGAGGAATCCGATGATGTTCTTTCACAGTTGGACTTGGACGATATGTCCGAGGGGGATTTGCGGGAACTAGCTGACAAGCTGGGTAGCCGTGCTGTAGCTCGATTCGGTGAATTGACTGCTAAGCGCAAGGTTGCCGAGGAACGTCTAGCTATTCTAGAAGCTAAACTCAAGGAAAAACCCAACCCACTAGAAACAAAGAAGGTTGAAAATAACCCCTACAGTAACCTTGATTCTATCAAGAAGTTGCAGGACAAAGCAGGGGAAGTCGATCAAGTTGTTGAGTGGGCTGAGGATATTCTATTTGAGAGTGATGGCTATTCCGCTGATGACATTGTAACCGAAATCGAAGGTAAGGAGTGGACAAAGAAGGACGTGCGACAGGCTTTATTAAAAGCCCGTAAAGCACAGAAGACTTTGCTTCCCGATCAACTCAAGAAGGTTCAGGCACAAATGGAGGGAGAGCAGCTTGCTGATTCTTTCTCAGAGCGTGCTCGTAAAGAACTGACTTGGCTTGAAGGTGAAGATAATGACTTACGTAAACAATTTGAAGCCACAGTAGGCGATGACCGTTTTAAGCAACTGAAGAAAGTTGTTAAACGTGAAGCTCCAGAAGTAGCTGCACAATTGGATTATTGGTTTGCTCACGCTACTAACAGCATTTACGGACGTAAGCCCGTTGCTGAGCGTAAGACATCTGCGGTACTAAATCCTCCCAAATCAGCCAGTCCTTCAGCTTCCAAATCCGAAAAGGGTATGGGAAGAACAGCCAAGGCTCTAAAGGAATTAGAGGCTCGGTTCAAACAGACGGGAAGTGCAAACGATTTCGCTAACCTCAGGAAACTTAAAATGGCTTCTAGCCGATAACTAATTCATTAACTAATTATATACTACTATGGCATTCTCTAATACATTCGATACTACAAACACCGGTTCCGGTGTCTCTAACCGGGAGGACTTGACTGATGTCTTGACTATCCTGGCTCCTGAAGAAACTCCTATCCTTTCTTCTGCTAACAAGCAAAAAGCATCCGCAACTAAAGTTGAGTGGACTGTTGATGCTCTTTCTGCTCCTAGCACTGCTGGGATCGCCGAAGGTGCTGACGTAACCACATTCACTGACCAGTTCGCTGGCCGTGCTCGTCTTGGTAACCGCGTTCAAAAGTTCCGTCGGGACTACAAAGTTTCCGATCTGCAAGAAGCAGTCGATTCTGTTGGTCCAGCCAAGGTTGCTCAAGCTGAAGCTAAAGCAATCCGTGAACTCAAGCGCGACATCGAGGCAAGCCTTGCTTCCGCTAACACTCAGACAACTGAAGACGGAGCTGGTGCAGTCAATCGCCTCGGCGGTCTTGGTGACTGGATTGCTGCGGGTGGTGGTTCGGGTAACGTACCTGCTGCGTTCCGTACTCCAGCTGCAAGCATTGCTGACGTTACTGACGGCACATTCGCTGAAACTGAACTGAACTCTCTTATCTCTTCGATCTTCAAGGTTACTGGTTCTACCAACAACCTTATGCTCGTTGCTGATACAGCTCTCCGCCAAGACATCAGCGACTTTGCTCGCATCGGTGGCGCAAGCGGTGACTCGGTACGTTCGGTTAATTACGGTGGTGAAAGCGGTACTATCAAGCTTTCGGTTGATCTCTATCAAAGTGATCACGGCATCGTCTCTGTTGTAAACGCTAACCCTGACTGTATGCCAACACAAGCTGGTACTGCTGGAATGGCTGGCTACTTGGTGAATCCTGAATACTACGGTGTTCACGAACTCATCCCTATGGGCAGCTCTCGTCTACCAAATCTTGGTGGCGGCGAACGCGGCTTTGTTGACTGCGCTTTGACCCTCGGTGTTTACCACCCTGGTGCTCACGGTAAGATCGTCAGCTCAAGCTAAATAAATTCTGGGAGGGTCTGGTATGATTCCAGGCTCTCCCCTTTTTTTACTTATGAATATCATTGTTCCTAATTCAAAGACTTACTCCGATGAGGAGATTGATCGTGCATTAATGCAGGAGATCCAAGATGGTCTCCAGTTGGAAAAAGCGACCGAGAAGGAACGCTACCAGCAAGCAGCCAAAGAGGCACATCAACTAAAGGGTACTGTTCATCCCACCTTGGGACGACCTGTTGCCACAATGCCAGCGCGAGAGTTCTTTCGACTGGTAAAGAAGTACGGTCAAGAGACTGTGCATTCTAAAGAATTTTTGCAGTACTACAATAAGAAGTTCCCAGAACTTAGCCCCAACAAAATATAATGCAGACAAGAACTTACGGTGACCTATTTAAATTAACATCATCCCTCATAGGGACGGGCGGTCAACTCGCAGATGGTGAGCAGGATCAGTTAAGTCACTTCATCAACCGTAGGTTCCAACAGGCATTTGACGAAAGTCCAGTATGGCCTAGGTATCTTGTTAGCTCAGAAGAAAGAAAAATAGCTCTTTACGAACTATCTGGAGCTACAGGCTCAACAAGCACTGCGGTGAATCAACGCTATAAATTTGCTGGAACAGCTAAGGGTGCTGCAACAACTCCAGGCACAAATGTGTATAACGGTTATACTACGAATGATACATTAATTTATAAAAATTCAAGTAATGCGTGGGTAGTTGCAACGGGAGTTACAAATACTTTAAATTCTGCTGGGGAGATTGTGTTCGATGATACAGGAACAGTGCAGTATACAGAGGCAGATGCGGTTAAAAATGATTCAGTAGAAGCTGTAAAAACTTGGACACCAAGGGCGGGTTCAGACATCCTCAAGGTCTTAACTCAAAATTTAATACCTTACATTGAATCTGGAAAAAGTCCAATAGGTGACTTTAATCGCATTCATCGCAATCGAGCATTCTTAAATAGTTCATCCTTGGAATATGATTTCTTTGTGGACTTCAATGGAGCCAATATTTTAAATATTGCTAGCTCTGCAACTCATACAGCATTTGTTTCCTACAAGAAACAGTTTACCCCTTTTGCAGTTACGTCGGCTTACTACGCTTCAACAGTAGAAGTACCTTCGGAGTTCTTTAATTACATTGCTCACTCTGTGTACTCTGATTTTCTCAGGGTTCAAAACCGACAAGAGGAAGCCTTAGCTGAGGAACAAGTAGCTCAAAACTACCTAGCCCTGGAGCTTGAAAAAATAGACATTCGCTCAAACAACAACACAATTAACAACAGATTTTCAACTTACGTAAGTCGTCAATCCCGATAGCAACCCCTGTGATATAATACAAATTATGGCAAGTTCAAGAAACAACGCACTAGAGTTCTCATCTGCTGGCTCAATAATCCTTGACGGGACTAACCACGCAACTGCGGGTGTTGGCACTTACGGGGCAATTCAATTACTTAAGGACAGCACGCTTTCCGGTGTAGCAGCAAGTAGCATTGAGAATGCTGACGAACTGAATACTACCTTTGGTGCTGGTACTATTATTTATGGAAAATTCACCAACGTAACTGTTGCGTCCGGTGGTCTTATAGCGGTACACAAAATCTAGTATGCATATTAGCCTTGATTCAGCCTTAGGTCGCCAGCGACGGTTGAACTCAGTTGGCGAGAGCGTCTTCCAGATTGCTCCTGATGCCTCTGCTGGGTACAGCCTCCGTAGTTTAACTGGAGGAGACCCTTCAGTGGTTCGTGTGCGTCGTGATAGCGACAACAACGAACGTGACTTTCGTAGCAGCGAGATTAACTCGGGAGAGATGGTTAACTGGGTTAACCGACAAGTTATTGCACCTCTTGATATTCGTGAGCTAGAGGCTGACGGTCGTACTGGTGACTTCCTTATTCCTAAGGCAGCTTACTCACTGCGTAGTCTAGGCGCACGTCAGGCTACCTTAGCGGCTACTGGAGATACCGTAGCACGTGCTGATGGTAAGTTCGTTATACAGGCTCGTCGTACCTCTGATGATGCCCTGAAGTCCTTTACTGCGGATGAGGTTACTGACGGTACGCTGACTGCTTGGGTTACTGAGTATGTTGCAAATTTAGTTGGCAATGCTCGGTATTTCAATGGGACTAGCACCAGTGTTGAAGTGAATAGGCCAGCAACTAATTCATTCGCAATTAGTGGTTCATTTTTATCCGTAAATACTGGGGGCTATGGAATTCTTTCATTTGGTGACGATATAAATAATAGGTTCTATCTTGGTGCTGCAAGTTCTGGTCGCATCCAAATTTTCAATGTTAATGCGGGTTCTTTAGTATTTGACCAAACCGTTCTAACGGACTATGCAGACGGAACTATCCATAATTTCTCTTTCGTTACTGGGGTTTCTGGAACAATACTGACAATTGATGGTTCTGAAATTATAAATATATCAACTCAAATCAACACTAATAATTATGCAACATCTAAAATGCGATTTGGGTCTAGGTTCACAACAGCCTATGCAAGCTACATTCAAGGAACTTTATATGACATTACTATTGACTCAACTAATGCCTACACTGGGCTTGGTACATCCGTCACAGCGTGGGAAGACACCATCGGTAGCAACAACGGCACAGAGGTTAACGGAGCAACCTACACGGGTCAAGGCTTTGACGGAATGGTATCTAAATGGTACGACCAGAGTGTAACCAATCAAGCAGGAGGTACAGCATCAGGTAATCACGCTGTTCAAGCTACGGCTGCAAACCAACCTCAGATTGTTACTGCTGGTGCTTTAGTCGCTGATAATGGAATTGGTGGAATTGCTTTCGCTGGTTTAAAAACTTTAGTTGCTCCTTCTGTTTCTGGCTTGGAGACAAAACTTTCAGTGTTTTCAACATCTATAAGAGATAGTTCAGGTCATCCTGTATCTTTAAGTAGTAGTTCTAGTGCTTCAAAATATTTTGCCATTCAGGAAGGTGGTCTTTATTCTAGACTTAACACAAGAAATACAATCAATGTAACTGCTGACTCTTCAACTAGCGGCACGGATAGATTAACTTTCGCTCTGACTACTGGCGACACCGTAACAAGTGTAGGTGCAAGAGGAGCGGCTTTAACGACTACTACCACGGATTATGGAAATGATTTTGATTCAGACGATTTAAACCAAATATTAATAGGGACTTTAAGAACTGTTAGCCCATCAAATTCTCATTATTATAATGGACGCATACGGGAAATAATTATATATGCTGGTGCAACTCACGGTGACCAAACCGACAACCGTGGAGCCATTGAAGCTAACATCGGTGAGACATACAGCATCGCTGGTATTCCTGCTTATGCAAATACCGTCAACGGCTTTGTAGAGACTTGGTATGACCAGTCAGGTAACGGCAATGATGCTACTCAGTTGACTGCTGGAAGCCAGCCTAAGATTGTTTCTGGTGGTTCACTGGTAGCTGGTGGGCTTGAAATTGATGGGGTGGATGATTTCCTCTCTACGTCAGGCATATCAATAACTCAACCAATTTCAACATTTTCCGTATTTACACCAAGTGCTGCAATTGGTGCGCTTTATGGAGCCAATAATCATTCGTTATTCACATCTTCTACAAATTTACTTGTGATGAACAATGGAACCCCTCTCATCTCCACAAATTCCTTTTCCCTTGGCACAGAGAACGTGGTTTCTGCGATTTCCAATTCTGCTCTCAGTGAGTCATACGTCAACGGGGTAGAGTGGGCATCAGGCAACTCAGGGACTAATGGCATATCGGGAACTCTTTATGTGGGCAGGAACACTATAGGCAGAACTTTAGACGGGCTAATAACTGAGCTAATCATCTACCCCTCTGACCAGTCAGCCAACCGTCCCGCTATCGAAACCAACATTAACTCGCACTACGATATTTTCTAATGCTGTACTTAATCTACGACACTAAAGAGGACGCTATTGAGCGTGCTGACGAGGAGGGCAAGTACATTGGCTTTGACTACTGGATCGAGGACAACGGTCAAGGCACACGGTGGCTTACGTATCCCGATGAAACCATTGAGTACCAATGGGCATTGGACGTAACTGAATACGACCTTGACGACGTTGAGAAGGCATCAACAGTTAATCACTATACACCCCTACCAGCACCACCTGAGGAAGAAGTATAATGCAGGACATAATTTACAAATCAACAATAGGAACAGGGGGCTTTATCGCTACTATCGAACTTGGGCATATCAATGAAATTTTAGGATTAGTCGTGTGTCTTGCTACTCTAGTCTATATGACTGCATCCGCAGTCAAGGTAATCAAGGAACTCCAGAACAAGGATTAATATGACACCAGAACTATTAGCAATGCTAGGAGGGGGCGTAAGCGGCTTTGTAATGAAGATGATAGCGTCACAGGCCGACAACCAGGCACGTCTCTTTGAGCGTATGATCCAGAAGCAGGTAACTGCTGACGAGTCCGCTGACAGAGCAGCAGCCCGTGGTGGCATCTATATGCGCAGGGCAATTACCTTCGCCGTCATCTTTGCCATTGTACTAGCCCCATTTATCTTTGCGTTCACCGACATAGGTGTTACCCTTCAGACAGAATCCAAAGGCTTCCTAGGGCTATTCAAGAGCCTTGAGTGGTCCACTGTACAGGGGTTTGTTATCTTGCCAGAGATCCGCCAAACAACTTTAGCCATCGTAGGGTTCTACTTTGGCTCATCCCAAGTCAAATAACCAATAAGATTATGCCACAAGGAAAAGGAACATACGGAAGTAAAGTCGGTCGTCCAGCAGGAAAAGGCAAAGCAATGCCCAAACGGAAGAAGTGCTAATGCCCAAGGACGCTTGCTATAAGAAAGTCAAAGCCCGTTACAAGGTATTCCCATCTGCTTATGCAAGTGGGGCAATAGCTAAGTGCCGCAAGGTAGGCGCAAAGAACTGGGGTAACTCTAAAAGAAAGAAGGTTTGAATGGCTGTACGCAAGACACAGAAGGGAGCCGACCTAAAGCGTTGGTTCAAAGAGGAGTGGGTAGATGTCCGATCAGGGAAGCCCTGCGGAC